TCTAATTTTTGAAGGAGTTCACCATGCTCCTCTTTCAACCTTTCATTACCTTCTTTAAGCGATTCATTTTCTTCTTTTTGTTTATCAATATAATCTCCCAGTTCACAACTATATTTATATCTGTCTTCAGACTCTTTTTTTAATTTTTCATTTTCTTCCTTCATTTTATTGAATTCATCATAATCTTCTACATTAAATTTACCATATCCCTCTGTAAGATGTTTAATCTGTTCATTTTGTTTATGAATAGTATTTTCAAGATGATATAAATGATTTAATTTAGTATTATCAATCTGTTTTTCAAGTTCTTTAATAATTTGTTCTTTTTTCTTGATGAATCCTTCAAGGCGACCTGCATCACCCCTATCAACAGAAGTGTCTTTCAGAAGTTTAATATCATTATTTAACTGGGCGATAGTTATATGAAGTTGCTTGATTACATCATTCTTTTTTGTAAGTTGGATTAATTTACTATCATTATCTTTTTTCAGTTGATCCATCTGTTCTAATTTTATCTGTGATTTTTGATATTCAGTTTTGAGGCGATTATATTTTTCTCTTAATTCTACATACTCTTTAGCGATAAATAATTTAACACAAGAACTTTCAATAGTGGAAGCACTTCCTTTTTTAATAGCATCTTTGGCTGGATATCTTTTAGAGGTCTTTGAAGACATTATTACACACAATATATCTAATCAATTAATCTTTAAACTAAAATCAAATTTTTAACGTTTTGCTTGTAATAATGTTTTTAATCTTTCATTTTCTTCTTTCATTTGATTATATTCATATTCAAGATGATTTAATTTATTCTGTTTAATGAGTAATAAATCAACTAAAAAAGTTTTAACATTATTACCTTCTTGAGATGATAATGATTTTTTAAATTTTTTCCTTTGTCCCTCAGTAATATTATTACCCGTGGATAACATCCTATCTCTGATTATTTCAATCATTTCATCTTTATTTATTTGATTCGGAGTATATGAAGGCATTATAATTATCAAAATAAATTATTTTTAAGTAAAGTTCCATTTTGGAACTTTCAGAGATTTCAAGTCTGATAGTATCAGGATCAGATTTCAAATATGATAAAATATGAAAAGTTCCATTTTGGAACCATAGAAATTTTTGACGACTTGTTTATTTAAAAGATATGTAAATGAAAAAAAAGATAATGTCTATCAGTTTCACTAAATCATATAATTTGTATAATATTCATATGCTTCTTGAATTTCTCTAAATTCATCTTCGCTATCAGTTCCAGTTTTATCAGGATGAGTTTCCCTTACTGCTTTATGATATGCTTTTTTCATATCCTCATCTGAAGCCGACCTCTTTAAACCGAATACAACAAAAGGATAATCTTCATCTTCATCTTCCTCCATAAAAACAAATGCATCAGGTCGCGGTGGGCGATCATCAAAAAAAGGATTAAATCTCTTCCAGAAATTTCTAAATTCACGCTCTTGATTTTCACGTTGTTTTCTCATCCTTTCTTGATATTCTCTTTCAATCCTTTCATCTAATAATCTTTGATATTCAATATAAGATTCATCTAAAGGTGTGTGTATTCCTCCATGTGGGGATTGATGTAAAGGATATGCGATACTCTCAAACATCTTCAAACTAAATAATGAATATATTATAAAAATTATCTTTTAACGGGATTTTTGATTTTTGAATAACTAAAATTAAATACATCTTTTTCTTTAACTTCTTTATCCTTCTTGATACCTGATTCAACGTCCACATAAAATTTAGTCATCGGCATAGGACATCCCCTTTTAGCACGACTCGTATCCTTTACATCTTTTACCTTCGGTTTAGTTTTCCTAATCTTCTTAGTCATTAATTATAATTTAATAAATTTAATTTTTTTGATGGTTCATATTATAAAATGTCTTTGATAATAACATCTTCACAGGATCCAAGTAATATTCCCCAGATAAGTATTTCTGCTCCTTACCAGTATAGGAATGATTTTAGATCAGGTGTTAAAATACCTGCTAATTCAGAGATAGCGGTTGAAAGTGTTAAACTGAATCGTAATCCTGCTTTAGATTATGAGCAGGGGCAGGTGACACTATTTTGGATGGGTCAACGGCTCGCTACAAATGCTTCATTAGATGATTGTATGTCTTGGATTATTCCGAGTATTAACCGATTAGATAGGAATTTATCTCCTTCAGATTTTCAAGAAAATTTTTTAAAGATTATGAAAATGGCATATTCATTACATCCTGAAATTGATAGTAATAACATTACTATGACACCCATTCATAATACTACATCTGTAATCCATCCTTTTCAGGGTTTCAGATATAATATTCCTCAAATAGGTGAATCACCTGCTTCTGTAGTTCCACCTTCAGGCACAGAAGAAATTATATTCGGTAGTGGTGAATGGAATGGAACTACTGCTACAGCGACTTCTGATGATACATATATGCAATTACAGCCTACTGGTTCTCAGGGTGGGCCGATAGGTTTATATAATGGTGAAATTCAGTTTCAAAATTTTACAGGTAATCAATTTACCTGTGGATTAATGCGTCCTATTTATAATCATCCTAGTAATGCTGAATATATTACATCAAATCCTACATTAAGTCATTTTGCTCAAAGTGGACATAATGAAGGTGTAGGGGCGGATGAGGATCAGATGTATGATTATTGTGCTGAAGTAGCGGAAGATAATCTTTTACGCCTTTATCACGCTGTCCCTGATAGTGAAGGTAGTGGTAAATTAGTAATGAGTGAAATTGTATATTATCAGAAAACTAATAATGCTTCTGCTGCTAATAATGCTTCTAATAGTTCATTCGCCACAGGTTCCCCTATTCCATCTGCTTCCATTACAGATATTACATTCACAGTTCAAAATGAACAGGTAATCGTTAGTGCTTCAGGTAAAATAGTAGTGCGTGCTACTAATACTACTTCGGCATCATTTAAGGATCAAGTCCCTAAACCCCTGAATCAAAACTGCTGGAAAATGTATCCTACTATGGGACTTTGGGATAATACTGATGATATGGATATTAATGCGTATCATTGTAGGACAAATTCAACTATGTTTAATAATACTCTCCCGAATAACTGGGCGTTCAAATCTTGTATTCATGCTGATATGGATAATGTATTTACAGACGCAGTTGATCCTGCTACAGGAGAATATGTTGTAAATCGTCCTTGGACGGGTGCTAGGGGTTGGCCGAGAACTTTAGATTTTAGGGATGTTATGAAATCATTTGTGAATTATTCAGATGAATCAAATCCACCTCATACATCTGCTACAATGGGTTCTTATTTAGCATTAAATAGTTCTCTTATGGCATCATATGAACCTATTATCATATGTGGAAAATCTGAAAGATATACACAAAAATTAGTTCAAGAGTGGACACCGAATAGTATGAATGTATTAGGGTTTGCTCCTTTTGCTGTTGCTCCCCTTGAAGATAGCACTACACCTAGCACAGGTCAAGCATCATTCACATCTACTACTCGCCCTTCTATGACTTCAGAAAATTCTACATTTATAAGAGTTCCTACTCTTAATCATAAAACCTTGAATTTTGGTACTGGTAATCCATCAAAAATTTTATTTCAGGTTCCAAGATTTGATAATTCAGGTGCTGAAACAGGAGCATTATTCTTTCAAAATCCTGATAAAACCTACATAGATTTAAATAATCCTACTGATTTTACCCTTACAGATTTAGATGTTCAGTTTGTAAGGAAGGATGAAACATTCGCTAAAGATTTAACTGGATCATCAGAAGTAGTATTTCACATCAGAAGAAAACCTAATTTATAAATATTAAAATTCTATCTTTTCTCTATCTTTTATTTTGTTGTTCATATTATAAATGGATAAACTTTTACCGACCATTGAAATTCAGAAACCTGAACCAGAACCTGATAATAAATTACCTGAAACAGATAATATGGATTTGATGGATGATATAGTATCACAGAGTGAAGATAAGCCAGATGATCGTGATATTATTAATATTGAAGAGCGTGTAATACCTGATGAAGATGAAGTATTTTTAGCCGATAGCAAAGGAAGAACACCTCAAAAAATATCTCCTGTGAATAATATTACAGATGAAGAACCTCAGGGGGAATTTCCCACCGAAGAGAAAAAAAAAGGTAAACGTAAATATGTAAGGAAGGCTCCTATGAGTGATAAACAAAGGAATCATTTAGCAAAAATGAGAGAAATAGCATCTGAAAAACGTAGATTAGAGCGTGAGCGTAAAGCAAAGGAAAAGGAAGAAGCACTAGTAGCAAAGGCAGAAAAGAAGATATTAGAAAAGAAAAAAAAGGAAGAGGAAGAATCATTAAAAAAACAAAGAGAAGAGCAAGAGAAAATTAATAATCCCCCTAGACAAGTGCCTGAAAAGGTAAATGGATTTACAAAGGAAGATTTAGATAGTGCTGTATTATCTGCTATATCTCAATATGATACACTCAGAAAACAGCAAAAAAAAGAGAAACGTGAAGCAGAAAAGAAACGTGCTGAGGAGGATAAGATGAAAGCGACACTAGCAAGAGCGATTAATCCAAGACCTGCTCCCAATGATCCTTGGCGAAATTTCTTTACTTAAAAGGGACTCATCATAAATTTACAGATGACAAAACAATTGAAAAGATTAAATATTCAACCTTATAATATCGCCGTAAGACCTATAGCGACTTCAGGACATAGACATATTAATGAATTAAGAAGGAGGGGTAAAATTTCATATCATGTAAAATTTCAAAATGGTCGCTCGCGCACATTTAAGGATGATAAAATACTCGCTCTTTGTTATAAATTCATAATGTTATTAAAAATTAAATCTAATACTATTTAAAAGATGGAAAACTCTACCGCTCCTCAAATATTCCCTGTTAAAGATCCCCCTAAAGAAAAACCTAGGAAAATTACTCATCCTAATTTACCTGAATTACCCTGTATAATGTGTCTTGTGATGCCCACGAAATCAGGAAAATCTACAATATTAAGTAATCTCCTTTTAAGAGATGATTTTTATAAAGGAGCAATGGATAATGTCACAATAATGAGTAATACAATAGATCAAGATGTCACCAGTAGATTTTTAAGGAAAGCCTGTGATTGTTATACTGGATATGATGATTCTGTTTTAGCAGGTATCATAGAGCAACAAAAAACATTTGATGATGATGAAAGACCTTTCATAGGAATGATTTTTGATGATATTTTAGGTTCAGTAAAAAGGAATAGTTATTTAAATCATCTTGTCACAAGGTCTCGCCATTATGGTGTAGGATTATTAGCAGTATCAGTTCAAAGTTTCAAAGCAGTCGGACCGACTATTAGGAACAATACTAATGCATTCATTTGTGGTAATTTACAGAATATGAGTGAACTAGATAAAATCTCATTAGAATTTTCAGGTATGTTTGGTGGTGATGAAAATTTCAGAAAAATTTATAAAAAAGCAACTGAACAAAGATATGATTTCTTATATTTAGATTTACAGAGTAATCCTGCTCGTGCTTTTAGAAATTTTGAAACTCAAATAGCAGAAGGAGATAAATTACTCTTCCAAGGTGATTCACAAGTTCAGATGCCAGATTGAAGCATTATTATCATAAAAATATGGATTTGTTGAAGTTGTATATATTTTCTTCTTTTCATTGTATACGAGCATTAAATCATATATATTATCTTTAGGGACATGTTTTTTAAGCATATGATGACCTGTTGTATGAAATACTAATCTACCTTTCCACGTATCATATATTTTTTTACTCTGTTTTTCAACGACTCGTTTTTCAATATCTTCCATTATATCTAAAAATAATGGATTACGTTTTACTGAACCCATTACAGCATTATAAGGTTTTTTATCTTTATCATCATTCCAAGATGTAAATACCTGTCTCGCACAATCACTTAACGATTCTAAATTCTGAAGAGGATATACATCACAATCTACATACCATCCCCCATGAATGAATAAAATACAATATCTAATGAAATCTGCTTTTTGTATGGGATATCTAAACTCTGTCCATAGATTAATATATTGAGGAAAATATTCACATATCAATTCTTCACAATCTTTTAAGTTCCACATTTTATATTCATATTTATTCGCCCAGCAAAATCTTTTAGTTTCATCTACACTTTCCCTGAATACATCTATATCATCTAATTTTATTCCATCATCAAATATTCCATAAACTTGATGAATAATCTTAGGGATCATTTATTAAAATATCATAAAATAAATAAAATAAAAAATATAAATATAAATAATGTCGTTGTATGGATATTCTGATGCTCTATCACAAGGGACTGCTTTTAACGCTCGTGTAAAAAATTTTAATGATGGTGTAATCCTCCATAATGAAGAAGCAAGAAAAGAATTCAAAGAAAAAGTTCAACAGAAACAAAATGATGTCGCTGATGATAAAAGGCGTGAAGAAGAAGATGATGCTTTATATGGATTTAAAGATGGGGCTGGGGTGATAAGTTCAGGTATAGGTTTAGTTCAGATGGGAGCAGGGATAAGGGAACATGGATTAATGGGGTATGCTTCAAAAGAAATGAGTGATCGTGCGAAAAATATTAAATCTACGGCAAAAGCGATAGTATATGGTGAACCCCAACCTAAATCAACTACATTACAAGTAGGTGAAGTAGGTGAAGATGGTAAAATTAATCTCTTTGAAGATGCTGAAAAGGCAGGTAAAGAGGTCTCTAACGCGGGTAAAACAGCAGGTGATGTAGCAAGTGCTACTGAACGTGAAAGTTCAGGATTAATGACAGCAGTCATTAAAAAAACTTTAAAAGGTGCTACATTAGGTAAAGTAGGTGATGCTGGATTAAGTGCTGTATCTGAAATAGGTGGTAAAGCAATTGGAGATTTTAGTGGTGCTTTAGATATCGGTAAAAATATTAGTAATTTAGTGAATGGTTCTAATATATTTGCTGGTGAATCTACTGCGGATAAATTCCAAGAAGCAGGAGCAATCGCTGATGTAGCAGGTATCGCTTTCCCACCATTAGAAGTTGTAGGAGGTATATTAAATTTAACTGGTGGTATTATAGATGCTGTGAATGATATTTCAGATGATATTGATAAGAAAAAAACTGATTCAGAAAGACAAGTTCCACCTGCTAAAGAAACTTCAGTTAAAGTATCCCCTGCGTTTCAGAGTATGGGATTAGTTGCATCTCAATTACCTTCTGCTAAAACTCAGATCGTGGGTTCAGGTAGTTTTTAATTATTATAATTTTAAATTTTTTTGATTGTTCATATTATAAATAAATGAGTTCTTTTTTTGTATCCTCTGATAAAATCCAAGTAGGTCAAACTGATGTATCCGTTCCTAGTGAAAATGGACTTAATTATAAATCTGGTGGAAAGATTGATTTATATGTCCCCCCAACATCTAAATTTGTAGATTTATCCCAGTCTCGTTTAAAGTTGAATGTATCCTTTGCTTTACCTACTATTACTGCTGATAGTGGAGCATTAAGAACACAACTGGACGCACAGACAGGATTACATTCTTTAATCAGATCTATTCGCATTTTTTCTGGTCGCAAAACCGCACTTCTTGAAGAGATTGAAGGTTATGATATTTTAACTGCTCTAAGATTTGATTATGAAACAAATGATAATTTCCGTAGAAAGCGTGCTTTAACCGAGGGAACTACTGATTATGATCCTGCGTGTCGTGGAACTTTAGGTACTACTAAAACGATTCAGGGTAATTCTTTCAGTAATCCTTACTTCTCTACTATTACAGGTGATACTCCTACTTTAACTGCTTCTTTCGGCACGGCAGATGATAATGAACTTAAAACAGTGAAGGGTGAACTACATTTAAATACAGGACTTTTCCGAAATGAAGCTGTCTTCCCAGCACTATTAACCGATGGTATATTTATTGAAATTTTACTTCAGGATAAGAAAAAGGTTTTCAGAAAATTAGATAGTGTAGCAAAGGATAGATCTCTTAGATTAAATCCTATGTTTCATTCCCGTAATGGTAGTGAAGCGGCTTCTCATACTAGTGGAAGTATAGTGAATGGTGGGACATTTACGTCATTTTATGTGACGCGTGATAATAATAATACTTCTACCAATGTATTCCCTTTTGTTGTAGGTGAAAAATTCTCTTTGGTGGATTATAATAATACAAAAATCAATGGTTCTGTAGGAACTATTACTCAAATTGAAGAAGATAATAATGCTTCAACCGCTCCTGCTAAAATTAAGGTGACTTGTACACAAATGACATCTGATTTAGGATTCACTATCGGTGGAACAAATGCTTCAAAAGTATTTATGGTTGATAGAACACCTGATACAGCAACTTCATATGATATCGATTATACAGTGAGTGATGTCGAATTAATCGTAAAACAGATCGAAGTTCCAGATGGATATGAAAATAGTATGATGGCTATGATGAAAGAAGGTGGAACTATCAATTATGATTATCGTTCTTTTACTAATTACAGATACTCTCAACTTCTCGGGGATAATGTAGCAAATATTAGATTACCTCTTATTGAAAGTCGTGCTACTTCAATCCTATGTGTTCCTACTGATGCTAGTAATTATACAGGAAAAGAAATGTTATCATCCAGTAATACATATGTAGAACATACTGGTCCTGAAGATGTCCTTGTAAATTCGTGTCGTAGTGGTTTAGTAGGTATTTCTGATAATCTTCAAGAATATCAGTTTATCTATGATGGTAAGATTAATCCTTCAAGGAAGGTTGATGTATCTAAAATTTCAGCGAAGAATTCAATCTCTCAGCAGTGGTGTATTGAAGCAGAAAAGGGTCTCGCTATGGCGGATGTAGAACCTCTTTCATTCAGGCAGTTTCAGGGTAATTTCTTCATAGGCAGAGCATTAGCACTCGGTAAAAACTCTGTATATGATGCTCGTGGTAAAGATTTCAATTTACAAGTTGAATATACGGGAGCAGCCCAGACAAAGAATAAATTATGGAACAACTATGTATCCCACCTGCGTCGCCTTGTAATCAGGAATGGTGGATTACAGGTAGTAGTTTAAATTTTTTCAAAGATAGATAAATCTAAATTTTAAATTTTCATTAAATATTTTTTAAGTGTGTTATTTATATAAATAACATGTCTCAAATGAATGTAGAAATCGTGCCGAGCAACGTCACAGCGAATGGATCCATCTCATTCAAAGATGGTAATCCTGTAATTCAATTTATTATCGGTGAACAGGATAGAATGCTTTTAGGTCGTTCTGTAAGATTCACTGGTAAATTTAGAACACTTTTAACGAGTGCTTCTTCTAGCACTTCAGGAACTTCCAATCTTGCTATGAGTGAAAAATTAGGTATCTATTCTACTATTGATACACTCACTATAAAATCTCAAAAAACAGGTCAAACTATTGAAAGTATTAGGCACTATAACAGATTCCTATCCTCTTATCTCCCAGCGGTTAATTCTATGGAAGATAATATGACTCATTTATATGAAAGTGCTTTAATCCTTCCTAACTATGAAGCACAGACACAGAGTGTTGTAAATATTCCATCTAGTTCATCTACTCAAAATCATTTCTGTGTAAATCTCCCCTGTGGTCTCCTATCTGGAGGAAACCCAATACCCCTTATGGCAGAGGCAGTCGGGGGTCTCCTTATAGAACTACATTTAAGTCCTGATTCACAGGTATTCCATACTATGGCGGATGGTGATAGTGCTTCTTATAGTGAATCTCTTTATGAATTTAGTGATGTTTCACTTGTAGCAGAACTCGCTGAACCTGAACCTGATGTTTTACAACAGATGAAATCACAGCAATCTGGAACATATGAATATAATTCATTAACTTCCTATTATCAAACTATTAATTCAGCGAATGGTATTATAAATTTCCAATTAGGATTAAGTAGAGTATTAGGAGTATTTTCTAATATTATTCCTGCGGCTCATATTAATAATCTGTTATATGATGGTCTCGCTACTCTATATCCAACAAATAGTGATGGAACTAGTGCTGATATTAAAGAACTATTCTTTACTCGCAATGGTAGCAAATTCCCAATTGATTACAATATTAATACTCTTAATCAAACGGATACTAAAAATAAGGTAGTAGATTCACAAATCATTTACAATTATATGAATGCTATTGAAAAATTCTCTGATATTACAAGAACTTGTATCGGTCCTGTAAATTCAAGGTTATCGGATGCTACTCGTTTTGATAAAGATTTCGCTAATGGTGGATGTGCTTTCGGTGTAGGTGTCGCATATGATAATATTAGTGATCAAGGTGTAGATTTCAGAAATGTAAATTTTGGTATTAATATGTCTCTTGATTTAACTACCGATAGCCCTCAGGCGTTCTTTGTGTTTGTTCACTCAAAAAATACACTTGTATTCGGGCCACAGGGGATGCAGGTTATTCAGTAAATAGTTATTTAAATAAATTTTTTTCTAAATTCATATAAATATGCCGATTGAGTTTGATATAAATAAAATTAAAGATGATTGTAATATTTATTTTGAAACAGGTTTATGGGATGTAAAGGCAGAAGAAACATCATTATGTAAAGCAATTAAGATGAATTTTGATAAATGTTGTTCAGTTGAAATAAATTCAGAATTCATAGATATCGCTAAAAATAAATTTAAAAATGAAATAAATGAAAATAAATTAAAGTTGTTTCATGGAGATAGTAAAGATTTGAAAACATATTTAGATGATTTGAATTTGCAGATTAATCGTAATGATAAAATTTTATTCTTTTTAGATTCACATGGTAGAGATTGTCCTTTAATGGAAGAATTATCTGCTATTAAGGAGTTACAAAGGAAAGATCATACAATTCTTATAGATGATGTAAGAATCATAAGAAGTTGTATATGGGGTGATGGTAGATATGATAGTCGCACATTTGAAGATGTATTAAAAAATAAACTTTTAGAGATTAATCCTAATTATGAATTTACATATTTGAAAGGATATATTGATGATGATGTATTATGTGCGAGAATATCAGAACCTTCATTATAATTATTTTTTTAATTTTAAATTTTTTTAACAATTCATTATATAAATATGAATATGAGTTCAAAAACCGATGATTTTGATGGCGAGGTTCAGGAAACTATGGTTGAGCGTGAGGCAGTTGCCCCGAATGTTCCTAATCTCTTACGTGTTTCCCCTATGGATACTACAACTGCTACAGATGTAGAAACGAGTATTTTAGATCCAGTCGTTAAAAGTGATACTTTTTGTAGATTTGTTTTCTTAAATAAAGGTATTCTACATAGTCATTCAAAGATTACATTAGCATTAACCGCTCCTGATGCTAATGATCGTTTCTATGCTCCTAATGTAGGTATTCATCAATTAGTATCTCGCTGTGCTTTAAAAATAGGAACTAAAACTATTCAGGAGATTGATGGATATAATTTCTTATCTGCTTACAAGTCTATGTTTATTTCTAATGAACATCAAAAAGAAAGGGAACAGATTCAATCTGCTAGATGTATCGCCCACGAGTTTAGATATGATGATGCTACCGATCTCAGTTTGGTAGGTAATAATACTCAGGCATTCTTTTATGGTTTATCAAATGGTAAAGAATATGATAGTGCTACTGGTGCTTCTTTTGTCGCTGCGACACCTGATTTAAAAACGCATGAATATACTAATATTAAAAATAGTCCTGTATTCCAGATTGCTTTATCTGAACTATTCCCTATGCTGAAACAGACACAGCTCCCCCTATATATGATGCAGGAACAGGTATCTGTTGAATTACATTTTGATCCTGTAAATGTAAACAGGTGTCAGAGGGCGGCTGGTGTAGCAAGCACGACCTATTCAATCAATCAAGATGAATTAAAATTAATCGCAGATTACATATATTATCCTCAAGAAATGATGACTGCTTATGCGAATGCTAATCAAACTATTACTCTTAATCATTTTGATTATCGTCATAGTAAGGTATCTGTATCATCTACTACTGATGATGGGCAAACTCGTATTAGAAATCTAGGTGGTGCTGGTCGTATCGTCACTAAAGTTATTACAGGTCTCCAAACTGATTCTACTACAAGTGATGATCAACTCACAAATAAATTCTGTAGTATTTCACCTGAAGCAAAATATACATTCGGTGAAGCACCTGCGGCTGGTAAGCAGAATGGTTCTCTTACAGTGAATGTTAAATACAATGATAGATTTTTATATCCGATTGATGTAGTTAATCCTGCTCGCGAGTTCCACAATACAGCACAGGCAGAAGGTATGGTTCCTTTTGTCACTCGTGAAGAGTTCTGTGCCGAAGGAACTGCTCTAACTGATGATGAATTTATGGGTAGTGTTCAAAATTCAGGGGATGATGGTGATGAAACAGGTGTCTTAGGTCGTTTCAACTGGTTAGCATATCGTCTCAATCGTAATGAAAGAGTAAATACTCGTGGTATTGAATATTTCTACAAGTATGATGGTCTTGGAAATGGTGCTAATTACACTCAGAGGTCTTGGTTAGAACTCGCTAAAATTACAACGATTAGCAATGGGTTCGCTACATCTACGCTCTTATAAATTTCATTAATGTACTAAAAAAAATAAATTTATTCTTTATATAATATGTCTCAAGGAGGTTATAATCAAACTATTTTACTTGATGCTAACAGGTTATCAAGTGAAGAATATTCAGCGAGTAATCTCGCCGAATCAGATACCGCTATTTTTACAAATAAAGTTTCAAATGGTATTACCATTGATATTGGTGATCAGGTAAGTATTCAATCTGCTCATATCGCTCAAAGAGGTGCTGGTGGTTCAGTTATTCAAATGGATGGTGAAGTATTAGGTGAAAAAACTATTACTACAACTGAAACTACTAATTCATCATATATTGGATTTGATAAATCCACAGATGAACAGGGATATTCTCCTACTGGATTTGCTTATGAAACATCTTCAAATGAATCACAAGAAGTTAAAATGAAAGATAATCAAGCATCAATAGTAATTTCATATTATAAAACTACTAATGGTGAAAATAATATTCCTTTACCGAGAAACTATGGCTCTGCCTCTATGGGAAATGCTGCTATTGGAGGGGATCCGGGGAAAGTTGCCACCACTACGAATGCATCGTTCTGGACGAATAAAGATTCATATGCGAAAGGTTTAAATACATATTATGTAAGTTCTTCACATGTATTTAGTCCTGATTATCACGATCAAGATGCGTTAGCAATTGATGGGGCAAATTGTAAAGTGCGAAAATTAAAACAAGATAATAGTAAATATACAATATTTAAAAGATCTGAAATAGTTTATAGGCAGAGTGAATTATCATCTGCTAGTAATGCCTCATATCTTCAACCTGTTAATACTAAACCTGACCCTGCTTTAGGTGAATACAATAGGGTTCTACAAAAAGTTGATATAAATATCCCAGCAGGTTATAATTCACCTTCTTCAATAGCAAGTGATATAACAAATGAATTAACAAAAACAGAACCTACAATTAAAATTATATCAGATAATCTTACAAGTGTCGTAAATTCTACTATTTATAAAGCGTTTCCCTGTGCTAATTATTATATGTTCAGTGCTTCTGGAAATGAAGATTTTTTTAACGCAAGTATACTTGTAGCAGGATCACCTGAAAATGTCGGAACTAATGCTTGTAATACGGCGAATGCTGTAAATTATTTAACAAATTATTCTCATATAGGTTTTAAACGACCTGATTTAGTTGAAAGTGGTAGAGAAGGTTTCTCTTATCACGGGAACAAGTTAACAGCCAATATAACAAGGTCGGGTTCTGGAACAGCGATACTCTATACAAATTTTTCATGGAATGATGCAACTATGATAAATTTAAAGAGATTTTTTGATTCACAAAGATTATATCCTGAACTTTTAGATCACGCTACAGATGCTTCAAATGATTTAAGTAATTATGCTTCAGTTTACCCTGATGCTACAAGTGCTTCTTTAAATGCTTCATTCAGAAAAGAAGCGAGGTTTCTTCATTTAGGTTTATCTGGAAGTGGTAGTAGTGCTACTGGAACAGATGCTTTAGGTTCAGATATGTATAATAACATTCACATCACAACAACCTCGCAACCTCCACGAGCAAGTGCTTCAGATAATTCATCTATACCGATATTCTTTTATTTTAATGAAAATTCAAGTCATTTAACAACAGAACAAACTACAGGTGATAGAGATGATAATTTAGCATATGGATTCGCTAGAAAATATACTGATGGTGGTTTCAATTACATAGCATTGATTACAGAACCTATAGGGGGGATACCTGTTGAATATTTTGGAGAGCAAACTGGAAGTGTTATCGGTATAGATACAAAAATAGGATATGATTTTCATTTTAATGGTTATGGGAACGCAGCCATTATGTTAAGTAGTGGATTTCATCCTTTACAATATTATGGACAAATTGAATATAGTCAGGGACAGGATATTCGCCAAGTTTATTTAGGAGCAGATAATGTTCTTTTAAATTTTGATAATATTCAGAGTAGATTTGAATTAAGTAATCTTCACGCTCCTGAAAAAGTAGGTAATTTTTATACAAGTGGTGATCCTAATCCTTCGGCAGATGTATTTGCTCCACCTCCTTCATCTCAGGCAAGTGTAGATTGTTTCAAGATAAATAAACAATTAAAATATGATAGTTGGTCTCCTGCGATGCATCCCTATTCTGAGATTGATCTTTCAGGTTCAGCAACAGATGGAACACAAAAAACCTTCATTCCAATGAATATAAATATGATAAAAGGTTTAATATATGATGCTCACGGCGGTATTACAATTGAAGACATGGGGATAGATGAAAAATTCTGGGAAAGATCTATATGGGGTCTTTTAGGTTTTGAATATGGTCAGTTTAATGCTTCAGGTAATATTGATAATATCAAAAACATAAATAATAGATTTACAAATGAAGGTTCAAATTCATCTGGAATTACAACGAATGCCGATGTCACAAGTTTAGATGCTCAGCAGTTTCATAGTAATCCATATGGAACAAATATGTTTAATTCAATGCTAGGTTCAAATGTAAATTTTTATAATAATCCTCAAATCATTAACGGGTCGGGGCAAGGGGATCTGTGGCCTGACGACCCTGACCATAGTGTTTCACCTGCTATAGTAATCACAGCAAATAGTAATAAAATCATAGCAAATCAACTCCCCAGAAAAATTTTAAAGGGATATTTCCTCATAAATAGTGATATATTAGATACAGCAAATTATTATCAACTCTGTAATCCCCTACAAACCATGGCCGTGGTCGGAAAATACAACGCTGTGAATGATTTTATTTCATATGATGGTGATGGTGCTGTGTTTACTGCTACTCGCAAAAAAACCATTACATCCATTAAAACACAGATATTAGATCCTGAAGGAGGCACGGCAAATGTAGGGGATAATTCAGGAGTTATATATCGTATAGATAAGGTGATTAATACAGATTTGAAATTTGCTGAAACTTTAATGGAACAGATGAATTCTAAAAAAAAATAATATAAAATCAAATTCTAAAAAGTACTTTTTAAAAACTTTCTATGGTTCCAAAATGGAACTTTTCATATTTTATCATATTTTGAAATTTTATTTTCAATATTGAAAT